AAACAGAATGCTTATAGTAAATTTAATTTACTTAACGGAATTAAACCTGAGCAAACATACTACGCATCAGTAGTTCCAGATTACTTAACAGTGACATATGATTGTGTTGTATTTACTTATTATGTTGATCAATTAAATAAAATAATTGAAGCAGTCCAATATGCCTCAGATGCTTACTGGGGTGACCCAGAACGTTTTAAATTTAGAGCACATATTGATTCATTTCCAATGACAACAGAACTGTCAGATAATAATGAAAGATCTGTTAGAAGTGCTTTTACAATTAAATTATTTGGTTATATTGTACCTGATGTAACCCAAAAGGCAGCTACATTTGTGGGTAAATTTTCAGATAGAAATAAATTAGTTGTTACTTCTGAAGTAGTTACTAATATAGAGGATTTAAAAAATAATCCTAACTTATAATATTTATAATAAAAATTATGGCTGGAATACCTATAGAATCATCCTCACTAGTATTTAAAACACGAGAATATTATCTATCAGGCTCAACTGACTCATCTAAAGGTTCTACTCTTACATTTGAAGAATTAGATACCACTTTAATATTTTTGTCTAATTCTATATCTTCTGGATCGTCAGGAGTATACAACTCAGCTTTTTATCCAGGCACAAATGTTCCTGCTACTGTAGGTGGAATTACTATAAATACTAGTGTTGATACTCTTGAAGGATTAACATTTTCAGCTATGTTTGATCAATTATTATTTCCTACTATAAACCCAACAGCCCAACCAGCAGGAGGAGCAAATACAACTATTTCTCCAACTGCTATTCAAGAAGTAGGAACTTCTGTTAATGTTGACTTAACTACTACCTTTACTCAAGGAACATGGAAAGCAGGATCAATAGCATCAACAGCCAGAGATTACTATGGTCCTGCTAATGATTATATTTTTATAAATGGTGCTGCTACTATTAATAATGGCACAGACAATACTTATACTTTTTCTAATTATACTGTAGTACTAGGAAGTAATAATTTTAGTACCCAAGTATCATATGATGCTGGAGAACAACCTGTTGATAGTAAATTAGACTCATATGGATCACCTAACCCAGCGGGAACTACAACTTTAGAAACCGATTCATTTACAGGAGTATATCCAATATTATATGGAATGTCTGATACTGATTATTTATCATCTGGGGATATTTACTCAGCTACCAGTAAAGCAGTAATAGCAAAACCTACTTCTCCTTATAGTTTACCATTAAATGGAACCAATTTATATGTGTATATAGCTTACCCCGCTTCATATGGGGGGGCTACTTTAAAAGATCAAAATGGATTTTCATTAGCTTCATATCTTATTAACACTAGAAATATAAGTAGTCTATATTGGAGTAATATATCTTATGTTATATATAGATCTCCATCTTTAACAACTGTTCCAAACGCATCATTTACAATAGATTTTTAACATATGGCTATAGAAACAACCCTTAATTTTTACCCTTATTTCCCAGGAAATATTGATAGCAGATTAGGACCATACTCATCATCTGCTCATGCTACTGGATCTATAGAATCAATATATCGTTACCCAGGAATGACAGTATTTGTTTCTAGCAGTACCGAAACAGAAGAATATTGGTGGAGAGATGGTATAAATAATAACCAGTTAATATTAAAAACAGGAAGTGGACAAACATACACTGCAGGAAATGGTATAGATATAACTAATAATATTATAAGTGCTAGTTTAGGAGCAGGTTTAGAATTTGATGGATCAGATCAAATACAAGCTCAAGTAAGAACAGTAAATTTACAAATACCTACTAATGGTAATATATCATTAAGCATCACCAATACAATTACTGGTCCTTCATCTTCACTATCTGGCTCACCATTCTTTTTACCTGATACTTATTCTCCACGCCCACCAGTCTCAGGTACTATATTTGTAGTATCAGGAGATGGAGATGCTAATAAAAATGGTAATGCTTATATTTTTGTAACTAGTAGTACACAACCTGGTTCATGGCAGCAGATATTTGGATTCAATGAAACTACAGCAGATGCTAGATATGTAAAATTATCATCTACTACTACTCAAAATATAACATCTTCACTTAGAATAAGTGGCTCAACTACTTTTAGTGGATCAATATTATGGTCAGGATCCTCAACTTCTCCATCAACAGCTAATGTAGTTGTTTTAAGTAATGGTCAACTATATGTTACTGGAGCTTATGGTAGTGGAGGTGGAGCAACACCTGGTGGAGCTGATACAACAGTCCAATTTAATGATGGTGGTTCTACACTTAGTGGTTCAGGTAATTTTACATTTAATAAAACTACTAATACTGTTAGACTTAGCGGATCATTAATAACAACAGGATCTACAATACTTTCTAGTTCATTAAGAGTTATAGGAACAGAAACAATATCAGGATCATTAATAGTGTCTAGTTCATCTCAAATAATTGGTACCGAAACTATAACTGGATCATTGATAGTCTCCAATTCATCTAATGTAATTGGAACCAGCAGAGTGACAGGTTCACTTATTGTTTCTAATTCATTCCAAACTATTGGAACTGGAACTATCACAGGTTCTTTAATAGTCTCCAGTTCAACTAATCTTATAGGTACAACTACTGTAACTGGCTCTTTAATAGTGTCTAGTTCTTCTAATGTTATTGGGACTAGCAGAGTGACAGGTTCACTTATTATTTCTAGTTCATCTCAAATAATTGGAACTGAGACTATAACTGGCTCACTTATTGTTTCTAGCTCATCCAATGTCATTGGTACTAGTAGAGTAACAGGTTCTTTAATAGTATCTAATTCATTTAGTACAATAGGAACAGGATCTATATCTGGATCATTGTCTATATCTAGCTCAGTCCCAGGACAAACTGTATTACAAATAATAGGAACAGGATCTAATACAACCGCTCCTATGGTTCAAATAGCTGGACAAACTGGAGCTTTTGTTCAAGTATACGATTTTAATTCAGGTTCATTGTTTTCAGTAAATAGTAACACTGGTAATGCGATCATAGATGTTATATCTAATGGACAAACATTAATTGGAAGTAACACTTATCAAGGAATGTATGACTCAACAGGATATGCCCTAATGCCAGCTCCAGGACAGGTACTAACTATCCCAGGTTATCTTACAAGTTCATATAATGCTTTATGGTTTGAGTATTTTACAAATTCTGGTTCATATAGTAGAACAGGAACATTTAGTGTGATATGGAGTGGCTCAACAAGTGCTTCTATAGATACAACAAGTTCCTTTTTAGGATCAGTTCCTGCTAATAATATTAGTTTTACAGCCTCTATTAGTGGAGCATTTATGCAATTAATTGCTAGTGCTTCTACAAATGGTTGGTTAATTAAAGGTTCAATAAGAGGTATATGATAGGAAGTTTAACTATTAATCAATTAGCTAGAAGAGATAACTTAGTAGTACAATTAGATGCATCACCATCTACATACACTGCTTATCCTTTTAATTCTGGAAGCCAAACCGGAACAAGTGGTTCAGTACTAACATGGTCTAATAGGTGGACTGATTTATCAGGTAATAACAACCATGCTTATGCTTTCAAAAATGGAGGAGGAAGTGCTTATCAAATAGCCACATATGCTTCAGGAGGATGGCCTTTATCCTCTTCATACTTAAATAATAGTGTTTTTATAGATAATTTTCCTTTTGGTATATTTGGAGGTTTAAGATTCAATCCAATTGTAGAATCAACTGGACCACTAAGTATATTTTTATGGTTAAGACCAAGGATAGATATTACTGGAGCTACAAGTGTTGTTATTTTAGATAAAAGAAGTCAAGATAATGTTAATAATACTGATCGGTTTTCCCAATATGGTATGACTTGGAATCCAACTGATGGATTTGCAGCAGGTATATATTACACAGGAAGTGGCAATCAAATTTCTACATTATCACATGGTGGTCCACTTTCATCTACTACTTGGTATAATGTAGGATTCACATTAACCAGTAATTTAACAGGAGGAATACTTACTCTTTATGTTAATGGGACAGCACGAAATAGCGTTACATTAGCAAACAATATGGATTATGCTAATAGACAAATAATAATTGGAAGAAGAAATGAAGATCCTAATAATAGAGCAGCTATGGATTTATCTCAATTCCTAATATACAATGTAGCTCTTACTCCTCAAGAAGTATGGAATAACTACCAAATTACCAAATATAAACATCAAGTATAAAGGTTATGAGTTCTATGTTAAATATAAACCAGTTAGCTAGAAAAGAAAATCTAGTAATACATTTAGATGCTTCTGTAGCTAATTATACCGCTTATGAATTTAATTCTGGGAGCAGAAATGGAACAAATGCATCAGTATTAGATTGGCCTAACAGATGGACAGATTTGTCAGGTAACAATAATCATGTTTATCCAATATACACAACTAGCACTGATAATACAACAGGTATTACAGCTTATAATTCTTCTTTTTATAATATAACTAGTTCATATTTAGATAATAGTGTTGAAATAGTTGGAAGTGGAGTAAATACTTTAACAGATAAAGCTTTTAGATTTAACCCCATTCAAGAAACTACAGGTCCATTAAGTATATTCATGTGGGTGAAACTTTCAAGTACTGTTAGTGGTGGGTATTACTGGATAGCTCAAAAACGAGGCCAAGGTCAAACCACAAATAGTTTATTTTGGAATATAATATGTTCTACTGCTAGAAATTTTATTATTGAATTATACAATTCATCAGCTGGTGTAGCTGCTGCTCATACTTTTTCTACTACAGCTAATCTTAATACATGGTATCAAGTAGGATTTACAGTCGATAATTCTACAGCTGGTAGTAGATGTAATTTTTATTTTAATGGACAAGTAGTATCATCAGGTACATTAAGTAGTAATATGAATGTGGGCTCCCGACAAATAATACTTGGAAGACCAGATTGGGCTTCAACTAATATTCGAAGTAGATTTTGGTTATCTCAATTTTTAGTATACAATGCTGCTCTTACTTCTCAAGAAGTATGGGACAACTATCAAATCACTAAATATAAACATCAAATCTAAAGTTATGTCATCAACAGTAAATGTTAATCAATTAGCTAGAAAAGATAATTTAGTAGTACATTTAGACGTATCACCATCTTCTTATACCGCTCACCCTTTTAATTCTAATGCCGCTTTAACAGGAGATCGTACATCTGTATTAACATGGCCAAATAGATGGATTGATTTATCAGGTAATAATAACCATGCTTATCCTTGTACTGCTACCGGAACATACAATTCATCAGCTAATTTCCCACTAACATCATCTTATTTAAATAATAATATTTATTTTAATGGCTCAAATAATAATTTTAGATTAAACCCTATTCAAGAAACTACAGGTCCATTAAGTATATTTATATGGGCAAGAAAAAAAGCAACAGGTGCACAGTGGTTAATTAATAAACGAGTTACTAATTTTTCATCAGCTCAATCTTATTATCATATAACATTCACCAACACCCCAGCAGCTAATATATCTATAAACAACCAAGCATCTGGATTGTTATTTACATCTACCACCATATCTACTGATGTTTGGTACAATATTGGTTTTACTACAGAAGATGCAACACCAACTAGTACAGTTAGAGCTTATCTTAATGGAGTTCAATTTGGCTCTTCTTTAATGGGAGGAACAGGAATGCCAGTCGGTTCACAAGAAACTATTATAGGAAAACAAGCTTGGGCTGACTCAGGAAATGCTAATGCTGATTTATCTCAAGTTCTAATATATAATGCTTGTTTAACCCCTCAAGAAGTTTGGAACAATTATCAAATCACTAAATATAAACATCAAGCATAATATTTATAATAAAATAATATTATGGAAAAAAAAGTTTTAACTCAAGAAGAAATTCAATCTTTAAAAAATATTCAATCAAATCAATCTCTTTTAATTGAACAATTAGGTTTATTAGAGTACAAAATTCAAATTTTAGAATTAGAAAAACAAAAATTAAAACAAACTCTTCAAAATCAACTTGAAACAGAAGAGCAAATAGGTAAACAACTTCAACAAAAATACGGAGATGGAAATATTGATTTAGAAAAAGGAGAATTTATTCCTGTCTCGTGATTTCAACATCCCCTAAGATATTTATAACTAAAATAAAACACATTTAATAACATGGCAGAAACTTTAGTATCACCAGGCGTATTAGCAACAGAAATAGATACTTCATTTGTATCTAGCCGCCCTGTTCAAGCCGGAGCAGCTATAATAGGTCCAACTGTAAAAGGACCTGTAAACATTCCTACATTAGTAACATCATGGTCTGATTATCAAAATAAATTTGGTACTACTTTAGTTAGTGGTGGGGCTGTTTATTCTTATTTTACATCAATTGCGGCGTATAATTATTTCTCAAATGGGGGAACTTCATTATTAATATCTCGTGTAGTATCTGGAACATATTCTCCTGCTGCTAGTAATGTTACAAATGGTGAAAACCCAATATATACAGCTGGGAAATTTGCTACTGCTTCATTTGCGTTCACAGCAAGTAATGATGGTTTATCATTTAGTTTGAACCCTGAAGTAAGATTCACAGGATCTTTAAATGGCACAACATATACCTATAGATTCCTACCAACCCAATCCGGAAACCCAAGTGATGAAACCACTGGTACTACTCAAGTATATTTTTATGCTTCTGGCTCAGGTATTACTGCTTCATTAAATAATTTAATTAATAAGATTAACGTAGCTAATATAGGAATAACAGCGTCAAATCCAGTTAGCACTGGGGATTTAGTTATATCTAGCTCAGCCTCAGGATCAACTTATAATGGATTTATATTTGTAACTGGATCAGGTACTTTATTTAGTACTCAAGCTACAGTAGGTGGTGGTGTTGATGGAACTACTTCTGGTGGTACAGGTATAGCTTTTACATTAAAAACAATAGCAGAAGGTGCCGCTCAAAATAGCTCAGGTTCATTAGATGCTAATGGTATATTACCTAGTGGATCAACTGACAACATCCGTTGGCAAATTTCAACTGTAAATACATCATCTGGAACTTTTAACCTAATTATCCGTCAAGGTAATGATAGTACTTTAAATCAAGTAGTATTAGAACAATGGAATAATTTATCATTAGATCCATTTGCTTCAAATTATATAGCTAAAGTAATAGGTGATCAAATTCAAACATTAAAAACAGATGATGGTTATTATCTACAAACAACTGGAAGTTATGTTGGTGGATCAAGATATGTAATAGTATCAAATGTAACAAATACCCCTAACTACCTAAATAGCAATGGAACTATAACTAATTCTTCATATACAGCATCTCTACCAGTTGTAGGAGCAGGAGCATTTAGTGGAGGTCAAGGTGATATAATGGCTGGAGCTAATTTCTATCAAAATATCAATGATACTAATACTCAAGGAGTACCTGTTGCTAATTATAATAATATGATTAATCTTTTAGCTAATAAAGATGATTATCAATATAATATTATAATGACTCCAGGACTATGTAATAATTTAAGTGGTCATACTTCTGTTATTAACTCTATTATCACTAATTGTCAAGATAGAGGAGATAGTATCTATATAACAGATATGGTTAGCTATGGTCAAACAACATCAACAGTAGTATCTAATGCTCAAACCAAAAATACTTCATATGCTGCTGCTTATTGGCCTTGGGTTCAAGTCCAAGACCCAAACAGTGGCCAAAATGTATGGGTACCTGCTTCAACAGTAATGGGTGGGGTATACGCTTACAATGATAGTGTTTCAGAACCATGGTTTGCTCCAGCAGGTATTAATCGTGGAGGATTAAGCACTGTAATTCAAGCAGAAAGAAAATTACCACAAGCTACTCGTGATACATTATATGAAGGAAAAGTAAATCCAATTGCAACATTCCCTGGAACTGGAGTAGTAGTATATGGTCAGAAAACATTACAAACTAGAGCAAGTGCTTTAGATCGTGTAAATGTTCGTCGTCTATTAATTGCTCTTAAGAGTTATATTTCTCAAGTAGCTAATACATTAGTATTTGAACAAAACAGCACAGCTACAAGAAATAACTTTTTAGCACAAGTAAATCCATACTTAGAAAATGTTCAACAAAGACAAGGATTGTATGCATTTAAAGTAATTATGGATGATAGCAACAATACAGCTGATGTAATTGATAGAAATGAATTAGTAGGTCAAATTTATGTTCAACCAACTAAAACTGCTGAATTTATTTACTTAGACTTTATTGTTACACCAACTGGAGCTAGTTTCCCAGCATAATTTTTAAAGATTGAATATTTATAATAAATAAAAGACAATGGCAATATTAAATTCAAACGAAATATTCTTCACAGCCTTCGAACCAAAGCAGGCTAACAGATTTATCCTATATATGGATGGAGTTCCTAGCTATATAGTTAAAGGAGTAAACGCTGTAACTGTATCACAAGGTGAAGTAGTACTAAACCATATTAACGTATATAGAAAGGTTAAAGGAAAAACAACATGGGGTGACATTCAGATGACTCTATTTGATCCAATCACACCTTCTGGAGCTCAATCAGTAATGGAATGGGTACGTTTACACCACGAATCAGTAACAGGACGAGATGGATACTCAGATTTCTATAAAAAGGACTTAGTATTAGATGTTTTAGGACCTGTAGGTGACGTTGTTAGTGAATGGATTATAAAAGGCGCATTTATTAAAGATGCCAACTTTGGTGATTATAACTGGGATACTGAAAATACCGCTGTAAATATCACAATGACTGTTGGAATGGATTATTGCGTATTGAATTTCTAATATTCACTATTAAACATAAAAAGGCCCACAGCAATGTGGGCTTTTCTTTTCTTAATATTTATAATAAAATGATATGGGTTTATTAGATTTATTTCTTCAAAATAAAACTACATTAGATGTAGAGCAAACACCTACTCAAGGTAATGGACCAGTAGGCACCCCAACTGGAGAATTTAACACAGGTGTTACATCATTTCAACAAACATGGGATTCAAATAAAACTTATATAAATTCATTCATTGGTGGGACAAATGTTGGTATTCAACCCCCAACATTAAAAGAAACAGGATTAGATATAGATAATCCTAATTACATCCCATCAACAACTACCCCTAATACTTTAACAGCTTACCCAGCTACAGCTTTAGGTGGATTAGGACAAAGTGCTGTCCAATTTTTACAGATATGGTCCCCAGTTATAAATTATAATGATGTAGTAGTAGGGGCTGGAACAAGTCCATTAGCTCAATCACTACCAGAAACTGGTTTGGATAATACTGATAGATCATCAGTACCAACTACAGTATCTCCTATAAATAATACTGATTATCCTAGTTTAGCTACAGGAGAATACAACTCAGTATCTAACCAATATAACCAAACATATGGTCCAAATAACACTTATTTAAATACTTATGACCCAAATGTTCAACCTGATAGTTTAAATGAAACTGGGTTAGACATAGAAAATATAGGTTTAGTATCAACAACTATATCTCCTAGTACTAATACTCCTTATCCTAATTTAACTTCAGGAGAATTTGGAGGACAAAGTAATAATTTTAATCAAATATATACACCTAATAGTACTTATTTAGATACTTATAATCCTCAATCTCAACCAAATACTGTAATTCAAGGTCAAACTGGTTTAGATAATACAAACCCAATCTCCGCTCCTACTACAACTCCACCTATTGATCCAACTTCATATCCTCAATATGTACAAGGAGAGTTTAATGGAGCACCAGTATTATATAATCAAATATGGAAACCAAATTTTAAATATATAGCAAATTATAATCCAAACATTCAACCTAATACATTAAGTGAAACTGGTTTAGACAATACTGATTCTTTATTTAACTTAACAACTACTACTCCTAGTACTCCTACACTTTATCCTCAATTTGCTCAAGGAGAATTTAATGGAGCACCAACACAATATTCTCAAGTTTGGGGACCAGATAACCAATATATTGTAAATTACAATCCAAATATTCAACCTAATACATTAGATGAAACAGGTTTAGATGTTGAAAACTCTAATACTGTTTCTACTACTACAACCCCTTCAACAACTACTCAGTACCCTCAATTTGTGCAAGGAGAATTTAACGCTGCTCCTACACAATACACTCAAATCTGGGGACCTACTAATCAATATATAATTAGTTATAACCCTAATACTCAACCTAACACAGTTGTTAATGGTGAAACAGGTTTAGATAATACTAATCCAAGTAGTTTACCTACCACAACAAATCCCACTTCTTATACTCAATATTTTTCTCAATACAATTCTGGTAAATTTGGAGGAGCTTCTCAAATATTTATACCAACATATAATCCTCTTCCTAATGCTGATTATCTAACTAATTATAATCCAAACACCCAAATTGATACTTTAGATAATACTGGTTTAGATAATACTAACAGTAATGCTAACGCTACATCTCCTATACCTAATGCTGTATCAAAACCAAATGATTACCCAGCTTTAGTAAGTGGAGAATTTAATGGATCTCCTACCCAATATAATACTTTATATTCTTCAAATAATACTTATTTAAACACATTTGATCCTAACACACAACCAAATACATTAAATGAGACTGGGTTAGATAATATTAATAATGATTCTTCACCTACATCATTTATACCAGATAATATAAGTGCACCTACAAATTATGGAAATACACCATCAACTCCTCAAGTTCAAATGGGAGAATTTGGTGGCGCTCCATCTCAATATCAAACACTATATACTCCAAATAATACTTATTTATCTCAAAACAACCTCAGCACTATTATTAGTGATACAGATAACCCACAAGTTCTTACTGTATTAGATGGTTTAACCGGGTTAGATAATATAGATTCACAGGCTTCTCCAACAACTTTTGTACCTGATATTGTATCTGCTCCTACTAACTATCCTCAACCAGCTCAAACATATTTGGGTGAATTCCAAGGAGCTCCATCACAATTTACTCCATTATATACTCCTAATCCAGGCCAAAGTTATTTAGATAACTATGATAATATTGTTAATGATGCTAGTAATACTCAAATTATTAATTTAAGTAATACTGGGTTAGATGTGGAAAATTCATCAGCCTCTCCTACTACATATACTGTCCCAGAATATGATACTACTACAGTATACCCACCTCAAGCCACCGGAGAATACAATGGAGCATCAACCCCATATGAGCAAATTTATACACCTAATTCAACATATGAAGAAGCCATCATTAACACACCTAGTGGACCTATTAGTATATTAGAAAGTTCAAATCAATATACTGGGTTAGATATAGAAAATAAAGACGCAGCCCCAACAACATATGTTGTGCCTGAAGTAGATAATACTATTTATCCATATGTTGAAGGAGCTACTCTTTACCCTGAGGCATCAGGAAGTACTCAAACCTATTTCTCCCAAACATGGAAACCATTAAATTCATATCTATCCTTTATAAAAAATCAAGTCTCAGTATAAAAAATATATTTTATATATATTTATATAAGAATATAAAGTTATAATAAAATAAAAGATATGGAAAAATCATTTTCAATGCCGACAGAAATTGTCGAATTACCTTCTAAAGGTCTTATATATCCAGACTCTTCTCCTTTATCTAAAGGTGAAGTAGAAATGAAATATATGACTGCTCGTGAAGAAGACATTCTAACTAACCAAAACTATATTAGTAAAGGTACAGTATTAGATGAGTTAATTAAATCGCTTATAGTAAGTGATGTAAAGTATGAAGATTTAATTGTAGGTGATAAAAACGCACTGTTGGTAGCCTCTCGAATTTTAGGTTATGGTAAAGACTATACATTTATGTGGGGAGGAGAAGAACATACAGTAGATTTATCAACATTAGATAATAAACCACTAAACGAAAATCTATTTAAAAAAGGTATTAATGAATTTGATTTCACTTTACCTGCTTCCAAAATTGATATCACATTTAAATTATTAACTGGAGCAGATGAAAAAAAGATTAATAATGAGTTAGAAGGACTTAAAAAACTAAGTAAGAACACATTACCAGAACTATCAACTCGTTTAAAATATATTATTACCTCAGTTAACGGCAATAGAGAAACTAAAGATATCAGACAATTTGTAGACACACAATTGTTAGCTCGTGACTCCCGAGCGTTAAGAGAGTACATAAAGGAGGTTCAGCCAGACGTTGATCTGACCTTTTTTCCCGACAACAGCGACAAAAAAATATCAATTCCCGTTGGGATTAGCTTTTTTTGGCCTGACCTCTGATTTAGTACCTGAAATTAGAGCTGGGATATTTACTCAAATACATGAAATAGTTTTTCATGGAAACGGGGGTTATAGTTGGGAGACAGTTTATAATATGCCAACTTGGCTTCGCAGATTTACTTTTAATAAATTAAGAGAATACTATGATGATAAACAAAATGCTTCTAAAAATGAAGATTTAGCAACACAATCTAAAAAAATTAAAGAAGGTAAAATAGATGTTCCTTCTCATTTTAAGGGACAAATGAATAATAGTAAAAGAATAGCCAAGTATTAAAACTTGGCTTTTTTCATATTTATACACAAATACTACATTAAATGGCTGCTCCAAATCAAGAAGAATTAAAAAAAATAAGATCCATACTAGATGAAATTAGTAAGATTTATAGTAAACTAGGAGAAAATAATCCATTCGCTAGATTTGATGTTAAAGGCATTACAGATGTTGATGCTGCTATAGGTCAAATAAATGTTGGTTTAAGAGATGCTAAAAAACAACTTCAAGAAGCAACAGATGGAGCTCAAGGATTATACGCTGCTCTTAAAGCTACAGTAAACGAACTTACCAAAACTAATTCTAGTGTTAAAGACTCAGTTAGAAGTTTTAACAAATTAGGTAGTTTAGCTCAACAGTTAAGAGATGACCAAAAAGGTATATCTGAACTTAATATGAAGGACCTTAAGTCTATTCAAGCTAAATTAGAATCAGAAATCCAAAATTTAAGAGTATCAACTGACTTAGCTATGTTAAGAAAAGCTGAGTTGATAACTAAAGCTTCTACTATAGGATTAACAATAGAAGAGAGAAAAGAATTCCAAACATTAAATAAAACTATAGCAGCTAATAATAATCTTTTAAATGACCAAGACAGTATACTTGAAGATATGAGAGAACAGGTCAAAGAAAGATTAATTTTAGAACACAAAATTCAAAAACAAATGGGCCTCTCAGGCGCTATTGTAGGTAGTTTTAAAAAACTCCTCCCTGGTCCTTTAGCTGAAGCTATGAAACTAGATGAGGCGGTAGAAAAAATGCGTGAAGCAGCTAAAGAGGGTAAAAGTAAGTTTGGTGTAATGTTTGCTGGATTAAAGTCAATGGGTAAGGGATTAATCGAGACACTACAAGATCCTTTAACATCTATAATGCTATTAGTTAAATTATTTAAAGAATTTTTAAATATAGGTTTTGCGGCTGATAAACGAGTTGTAGACCTAGGAAAGGGTTTAGCTATATCTAAAGAAGAAGCTAAAGGATTAAATGCCCGTTTTGGAGAAATAACTAGAGAAACAGGCAACTCAGCTAATGAAGCTGAAAGACTGCTAGTGACTCAAAAAAGACTTGCTGAAGCTACTTTTCAATTAGGTAAAGCATTTGGAGCTACAAGAGGATTTACTGAAGCTCAATTAAAAGATCAAATTAAATTAACAGCATTATTAGGATTACAAGAAGAAGAAGCAGCTGGGTTACAACAATTAGCCATGGCTAATGGAATATCAGCTGATCAAGTTCTAGAAACTACCATTAAACAAACAGCATCATTAGCTAGACAAACTGGAATACAATTAGAC